TGAGTTACTTCTAATCTTCGAGTATATTTTGCTTTATATAATTTAATTATATAATCATGAATCTTGTTCTCTAATTCTTCTGTTTGCATTTCTTTCTTCATTTGTTAAAGGTATAGGACCGTAATGTTTATAACCATTGTCATCAGTTCACCATCCAAAATCTCTAAATTTGTTAGCTACTTCATTTCTCTCTACAGGTTTTCTGAATGTAATTTCTTCATCAGCTAACTCTGTCATTTGCATTGCGGCTACAATGTCAAATTGTTTTTTCTTCTCGTCAGAATAATTTAATAATTGTTCTAATATATCTAAACAAAAATCATAAACTAGTTCTCTACCATGATTAATAGTTTTCTCATTAGAAGGTGCTCCATACATATTAGGATTAGATTTAGATACATCAGATAAAGTTGCTCTTGGTCTTTTCATTAATAAATGTATATATTTCTTATCTCTAAAATAAGTTAGTATAGCTGTTCTAGTAGATTCGAGTACAGCACTAGCTCCAAAATATGTTAATAGTTTAGCTGCATTTTCATAAGCTTCTCTAGGATCTCTAGGTCTATCTTTATACATAGCTACATATTGAGGTTCTTCTAACCCAAACATTCTTTTCTTTACTAATATACAGAAGTCAGATAATTTAGTAGAATCCATAGTAGCTGAATCTTTAGAACCAATATCAATAGAGTCAATTCCTCCAACATATAAATTCTTATATCCATCTCCGTGTTCTCCTAACATTGGATGTTCAGTAATAAAGATATTTCCTTTTGGGTCATCTCTTCATTTAACTTTTCCTGTTCTTTCTCCTTCTCTATCTACATCTCAAGTTAAAAAACCTGATTTAGGTTTTTCTACTGTTTTATATATTTCAATAGCAGTTAATTGTTCAGCAAGTTCTTCTCTAGGAAACATATTATCTTCCTTTTGAATAAGTGCTTCTTCTATAGTAAAACAATACTCTGCTTGATAATCAATTAAATCTTTAGGATTTCCAGCTTTAGTAGCTCTTACAGAATTATATCAAGCCATTGCTTTTGTCCTATCGCAATACCCTCTTTTATCAATTAAAGAATATACAATTTTATATGCAGGAATAAACATTCCTGTAGTTATGTACGAACCATCAATTGTATAATTATGATGCACAGGTAATATGTTATATGCTTTTGGATCAGTAATAATAGTTTTTAACCCTTCCATAGATCCAGCTTTAGAAGAACCTCCTGTACCAAATGCTAGAATTGTACCAACTCTTTTACCTCCAAGTACAGTAATAAGTGCTTCACCTTTTACTCATTTTTTAATAAGTACAGGGTCAGCTCCAGCTTCTTCAAAGATAAGTTTTTGAATACGGTCACCTCTAAGTTTATCAGGATCATCTACAATTATTCCTTGTACTTCTGATCTATGTCCTCTCTCAGAAAGATCAGCTCCCTTAATAGAAGCTCTTTTATGATCTTTAGTATTTAAAGTCATTCTTACTCTTCTAAAAGCTCCTTCAGTATTTTCATTTAGTCAGTCCATTTGATACCATACTTTATCTAATGTAGGTCTTAAATTCTTTTCAGAAAATGCCGTAATTACAATTCTATAGTTTGGTATAAACGTATAAGATTTAACTGCATTAGATGCCGCAATTTCTGAGAATCCTATACCTCTGGACTTTAATACTCCAATGTCTTTTTTTAATAATTCGCACATTTCAATATAGTGGAAATACTCATATTGAAAAACTAAGAAAGAAGGAAAACCAAAATCTTGATTTACTTGATCTACTTCTGAAGTTTTTAAATTATAAAAATTGAGAAAAAAATAATTGTCTCCACTTACTCTGTAACCATTTACTTCGTAACCATTAATACATCTATCTTTTTCTCTATCCCAAAATTCTTTATAAGCTTTAGAGCGATGAATAGCTCCACTATATCTTCCTGTTGACTGTTTACGAACCGCTGTTTCTCTAAACAAATCAGGATTAAAATCTAATCCATCAATATCATTTATGGGTCTATATTTTGTTATTCAATAACTTTTATTAAAATCAAAGGTATCTATAACATCATTAGGTCCATAATCTCATCGTACTCCATCTATTATTTCCATAATTAATCGTAATATCCTAATTCTAAATTTCCACGAACTGAAGATTCATCCGATGCTCCTTCTTTAACTTCTTTTTCTAGATCTCTAACTGTTTTAATTAATTCTCTAGCATTTTTGATTTCCATTATAACATCTTTAGTTTTATAGATAGGTTTACCATCATTAGGATTCCTTTCATTAACATCAACATGTTCCAAATAATAAATAATATTTTCGATTGTAAGTAAACAACCTTTAAGAAGTCTGAGTTCTTGAATCTTATCTTGCAATTCGTTATACTTTTGACATGCTTCTATAAATAAAGAATCAGTCATCTGTTCTTCAGTTAATTCTGAATCGTCAAAAGCTGCTTGTTGTCTATCTTCTTCAGAATACTTGAAGTATGGACTCTCTCAATCCAAATATAAAAACATAAAAGTAAATTCTTTTTGTGCTCTTTCTTTAATTTCTCCTGTTTTATCAGTTTCAGTTTTATTTCTTCCGTTTTCTAGAAGAGCTTTGAATTCTCTTATTAATAATATTCTTGAATCTTTGATGTCCAAACTTCCTGTACTCTTGTCTACTGTAAAATATTTCATATATTATATTTAATTTTTACATCCACAGCTGCAAACTTCTGTAAGTTTTCCGCCTTTTTCTTTTTTCATAGTCATTCCACAACCGCACTTGCATTTTTTAACTTTTCCACCTTTAGCTTTTTTAAGCATTTTAAGTTTTGCTCCTTTTTTAGCCATTTCAACTTGTTCAGGAGATTGTTTACTTTCTACATATGCGCCAACTGCTTCGTCTGGATTAGAATGATAATGTTCTCAAAATTCAGGAGAATCTATTTCTTGTAATGCAACAGTAACTGCTTCAGCATATTCTTCTCTTAATCCTCCTTCTTCGTCAACCATTTCAGTTTCACCTACACCTAAAGCACTTAAATATCTAACTGCAAAGTCAACATACATTTCATCAGTTGGAGCTTCAACTTTTCCTCCTTGTTGATATTTAAAGTATCTATTAAATTTATCAGGATATGATTGTAAAGATGGATTTTTCTTTATATCTTTTGATTTAAATTCTTCTCCATCTGGTCTGCGATATAAAGTATCTGGTCTAGTTGTTCCAGGATATTTTATTTCCCTAGTTGAAGTTAAAACACCATAAGGAACATCTTTTATAATTTCATATTTGTCAACATTTCCATCTCTATATGTTCTAGTAGATTCATTTCCACTATCTAAAACAGGTTGTGCTTTTGGTTTAATATTTCAAAATCTTTCCCAAAGATTTCTTCTATAAATAGGTGCTCCAGATTGGTAACTAGGAATTTGACCTCCTTGTTGATATCTCATACTTAATTTATTTGTTACATTACCTACTCTTTGTAATACTTCAGGTACTCCTCTAGAAGATCTATTTCGAGCTCTTTCTCTCCTTTCTGTATTATTTTCATTAAACCTCTCCCACCAAGTAGATGAGGATTGTGTAGCAGGAGCAGGAGCAGAAGCAGCAGTAGCAGCAGGAGTAGCAGTACTAGTAGCAGGAGTAGCAGGAGTAGCAGGAGCAGTGCTTCTAGGAGCAGTACGAGAAAATTGTCCATAAGTTCCTCATTGAGGATTCACTGTAACAGAAGTTTCTGTAGAAGTTTCTGTAGGAATTTTAGTTACTAGATCTTGTACATCATCTGAAGGAGTTGTTTGTGAAGTTGCTCCACTTACTTCTCCAGCAGTCTTTGTATGGAATCTTCCCCCTCCTCAATTAAAATCAGTTCATCCTTGTTTTCTAGCATAATTAAAAGCTTCTCCTCTAGTTTTAAACATACTTTTTAAATCTGTTCTTTGAGTTGAATCTGGAGTAGTTAAAGCTACTGTAGGTCTAGGAACATTAATACTAACTTGTTGACTTTGAAAAGCAGGAATTCCGCTATTGCGAACAACATCAGCCGTAGCCTGACTTCTCTCAATAGCTTGATTTCTCCTAGCTTCCTCCATTATTTCTTTAGGAGATTTTCCTCCTGACGCAAATTTTTTTGTTTTCTCTTTGTTAAATTTCATAATTAAAGCTTAATTAAATCTTTGGTATTTCAAATTGCCTCTTGCAACGTCCCATCAGTTGTGAATCATCGACATTGTATCCCTTGAAAATAAGGATTGTTTTTAACGTATCTTGTTATTTTTTTAATCACAATCATTGTTGGTTTATTTGGCATAATCTTTTTAATAGTTACCAAATCTCCGGGCAAAAAATAAATTTTATCTTCCATGTTACATTCCCATCCTTTCTTTTAAATTATTATTTATAATAGCTATAATTTGTGGTTCAGAAGTTACTTTGTATCCTAAATTCATAAATGGAAGTGGATAGGCTGTTCTAGAATCATAGTATACATCATCT